GCTCGAGAAGATGTCGTATGGACCCTCAAAGCCATCGATGCACTTCAGTTTGAGGGCTCTCATCAAGCGTGGCTTGATCGAAAACGCACCCCATGAAGTCCGGAGAAAGCAATCCCGGAGGATCTTGGCTCCTACGACCCTCGCTTACGAGAAGTGTCGCCGGTGATAAGCGTGTGATAATAGTCACGGGTCGATGACAATCGCGTTGTGGCTGACAGAAAGTGGGTTTACAGCGTTTGACAAAAAATCCTATTATATAAATAGAAACAATCCAATAAATAAAAGTTCTTCAAGAAGTTATTATTAGTTCTTGAAAAATAATAGGTTGCGAGCACTCGGAGAGTGCCGGCTTATTGCCTTCAATGTGCCTCCAATAATCAGTCAGCCTTGACTTATATGGCACACAAGCCTCATAATCGATGCCTGCCCGAGCTGTGTTGGGCGCGTGGACTCATGACTGACCTTCCGGAAACCGAACCTTCAGCCGACATAAAGGCTCTCACCGAAGCTCAGTGGGCCGAGGCGAAGGGTCTCTATGAGACCGGGAAGATGACGAAGGCCGATCTGTCCAAGCAGTTCGGCGTCCACCGTAACACCATGTCCTCCGGGCTCATCGCTCGCGGTGCCGTCTATGGCGCCAAGTCCAAGGTCATCGAAGACGCGACCGTCGAAGCCTCCAAGACGGATACCGCGAAGCTGTCGGCTGAGATCGCCGGCATGAAAGAGAAGCGCAAGCTCGGGATCGAGCTGCTCGACAAGCTCCAGAACAAGGTCATGGCGGAAGCCCTGCGCGACAACAAGCCGTTGTCCTCGCGGTCTGACGAGTTCCGGACCCTCAACACCATGATCAAGAACGCCAAGATGGTTCGCGAAGAGCTGTGGGCGATCTACGACCTGAACCGCGACCCGGATGGTGGCGACGAGATCCCCGAGTTCATCGTCTCGGAATACACCGCCGACGAAGTGGACATGATCAACAAGGAACGGCTCGGCGTGGAGCCGGAACAGATCCTTGAGAAAATCCTCGCCGAAGACGAAGAGGTCTCGGACGAGCTGGACGATCTGCTCAAAGACCCGGGCTGATGGTCGTCCGCAAGGGCGCCTTCGTCGTCCAGAAGTTCCACCGGTTCCAGAAGATCGTCCATGACAGCCCGGCCCGCTTCAAGGTCGTGGTTGCCGGCCGCCGTTGGGGCAAGACTGCCTACTCACGCATCCAGCTGATCCTGGCTGCCCTGCTCAAGCCCAAGAGCCTGGTCTGGTATGTCGCGCCCACCTACTCGATGGCGAACGACATCATGTGGGGCTCGCTGATCGAGGCGATCCCGCCTTCCTACATCAGGAAGAAGAACGACACCAAGATGACAGTCATTCTCAAGAATGGCTCGGTCATCCAGTGCAAGGGCGCCGACAAACCTGACTCGCTGCGTGGCCGTGGTGTCGATTTCGTCGTGCTCGATGAGTATCAGGACTTCAAGGAAAACGTCTGGGGAGACGTCATCTTCCCGACGCTGACCGATCGACGGGGCAGGGCCCTGATCATCGGCACGCCCAAAGCCTACAACGCTCTCTACAAGCTCTACGAGAAGGGCATCTCCGTCCACAAAGACGATCAGGACTGGGCCGCCTGGCAGTTCCCGACCAGCACCTCGCCCTTCATCCCCAGAAGCGAGCTTGCGGCCGCACGCCGGAACCTGGACGAACGGACCTTCAAGCAGGAGTTCGAGGCCAGCTTCGAGACCATGTCCGGGCGCGTCTATTACGCCTTCGACAGGGCTCAGCACGTCGGCGACTACGCCTTCGATCCTGAGAGCTACATCATCGTGGGGCAGGACTTCAACGTCGATCCCATGTGCTCGGTCATCATGCAATACAAGCCCCGCACCGGCGAGCTGTGGTGCATCGACGAGATATTCCTGCGGCAGTCGAACACCCAGGAAGTCGTGGACGAGCTGGAGCGGCGCTACTGGCGTCTGTTCCCGCAGAGCGTCCTGATCTTCCCCGACCCCGCCGGCGCAAACCGGTCCTCCGCCCGTGGTGAGACCGACATCCAAATCTTCCGGGAGAAGAAGCTCAACCGCATCCACTACCGGAAAAAACACCCCTTCATTTCTGACAGAGTGAACGCCGTAAATGGCATGCTGATGAGCGCTGACGGCGTCATTCGCCTCCGCGTGGACAAGCGCTGCAAGAACCTGATCAACAGCCTCGAGCAGACCATCTACAAGGCCGGAACGCGCGACATCGACAAGTCGCAAGGCGCCGAACACATCACCGACGCCCTGGGCTATCCGGTGGAACTCCTCTTCAGCCCGACCAAGATCACTCTCATCGGCGCAAGTCGGTGACTTGATAAATAGTCGCGCCTGATTTACAATAGGCTCTCAACTGCACTGTGACCAATGGCTGATACCCCCGAACTTCGCAAGTTTCGGCGCTCGATGCAGCGTCTCGATGTTGCCTCTCTCAAGGAGCTGATTGAACGTCGGCACCCAGAGTATGACGCACGTCTGGCTCACTGGGACTTCCTCGAGGCCACCTTCGAGGGCGGTCGCGCCTGGTTCGCCGCCAACATCTTCAAATACGTCAAAGAGGGCCCCAAGGAATACGCTGACCGTGTCGAGCGTGCCTATCGGTTCCCGCACACCCGCGAGACGGTGAGCCTGACGAACAAATACATCTTCAAGGGCGCTATCGTCCGCAACACCGAGAATGCCTCTGACGCGGTCAAGGACTTCTGGAAGCAGTCGACCCTGGCCCGCCGCACCATCGCAGACCTGATGGCGATGGGATCCGAGAAGTCGTCCGTCTTCGGCCGCCCCTGGATTTGCGTTGACTCCAACGCCCCCGCCGACACCTCGACCACGATCCACGAAGCCAAGGTCAACGGCTATCGCGTCTATGCCTACACGATGCGTCCCCAGGACGTCCTCGACCTGGCGTATTCGGACGACGGTGATCTGCTCTGGATCAAGCTGCGCGAGCACTACCGGGACGACGCAGACATCCTGCACTCCGGCACGACCTCGACCCGGTATCGCCTCTGGACGCCTGAGTTCTGGGTCCTCTTCAGCGAGACCCCGTCCAAGACCAACATGGGCGAGAAGGACTACGCCTACCTCGACTCCGGTCAGCATGGCGTCGGCCGAGTGCCCGTCTTCCCGATCGATCACATGCCCAGCGAGAACCTCTACCACTCGCCGGCGCTGATCGAGGACATCGCCTATCTGGACCGCGCCGTCGCCAACTACCTCTCGAACCTCGACGCCATCATCCAGGACCAGAGCTTCAGCCAGCTGATCATGCCGCACCAGGCTCTCCTGCCTGGCGAAGACGGCACCGACAAGCTGCTCGAACTGGGCACCAAGCGGATCATGACGTTCGACGCCTCCGCCACGGTGGCACCGTCCTACATCTCCCCGGATCCCAAACAGGCTTCGATGATCCTGTCGGTGATCAACAAGATCATCAACGAAATCTACCACTCGCTAGGCATGGCCGGCGAGCGGACCAAGGAAGACAACTCCGCCGGCATCGACAACTCCTCGGGCGTGGCGAAAGCCTACGACTTCACCCGCCTGGATACGATGCTGGCTGCCAAGGCCCGTTCGCTGGAGATCGCCGAGAACACTCTCTGCGAGATGGTGGACGCCTACCACGGCGCCAAGGTCAAACCCGGCACCTACGAGCTGGTCAAATACCCCGAGAGCTTCGACGTTCGCGGGCTCGCTGATGAACTGAACCTCGGCATGCAGCTGAGCCTTCTGGCCGCGCCTGACGGCATGCGCCAGCAGCAGATGAACATCATCGTGGACAAACTCTTCCCCGCACTGGGCGCCGAACTCGTCGCCAAGCTGAAGGAAGAGATCAAGCAGTGGCCGCCCGAACCGGTCGCTGAACCCCTTGGCACCCCGCCGAGCGCCTTCGCCGAGAACAAGCAAGGCCAGAACAACAAGCAGGCCCCGACCGACGCCAACAAAGGCGACGACAAGGGCCCCAAGAAGACGGCTCCAGAGAAGTAAGCCGTCTGCCATCCGCCCACGCCTAACCACCCAGGTCGAGAGACTGACCTGACACGAAACCGCCGAGAGACTGGCACCGAGAGGACTACCACCATGAAGAACTCCCTGAACACGCGCGCCCTGATGGGCCGCATGACGGCCACCGAACGCCAA